CTCAAACTGTAATTACTTCTGCTTCATCAACACCTGGTGAAGTTAATGTAACAGGCCATACTCCACAAACAGCAGACCATACAGCAGCTATTGCAGCAGTTAAGGCTGAGACTGTATTAATAGTGGAAGATACAAACGAGCTACAAACAGATGATATCCCGGCAACATTGGCAACATTGGCAACGGCAACCGCACTGGCCACTGCACAAGATGACCTAGATACTATTACGGGAGCTGATGGGGTAGCACTTGCCTCAACTCAACAATCAATCACTTTTCAGCCAATCACCATTACAGCAGCAAACGGTGTGGATAATATTACACTAGCTGGCTCTGGCACATCTGATGGCCTAGCATTTACTCGATCAGGCAGTGGAGGTTTATTTGGAGCTAACTGGGCGGCGGCTATTGAGGCCGAGGTAACAGATGCTTTAACAGCTTATGCTCCAGCAACTGAAGCTAAGCAAGACGCTACAGATATTGTAATAACAGAACTTACAGCTCAAGGTGATACTAACGAGACTAAGCTAGATACTGTAGCAGGCTACTTAGATACAGAAATTGGAACTCTTCTCACTAACCTTTCTGCTGTTCTTGCTCTCCTAGATGATCCTCGCGCTGAACCTGGCCAAGGCACTCCTCCTGTGAATGCAGATCTAGCAACTAAGATAGATTATCTATATAAGAACTGGAGAAATCTTAAGGACCAATCAGCTACAGGATTTAATCTATATAATGATGCAGGCTCCACAGTAGATCAGAAGGCTACAGTATCAGAAGCTGCAGGCGTGGTTACTAAGACTGAAATAGTAACAGGGCCTTAGAATGGCTATCGACACTATAGCTAAGAGATACTCAGCGCTTAATTTCGCTAGCATCACTGATGATCTATTACCTGTCCCTAGCGGCTCTATAGGTCTCGGAGATCAAGCTACAGTTTTAGCTCTGTATGGCGGCATAGCTTTAGACCCTCCGACAGAAGTGGAAGGCTTGGAGCCAGCTCATAGATTATTTATAGGTGTAGGAATAGGACTATAGAAATGAACCAAGAAATACCAGAACAGAACTTTCAGGTAGAATTAGACGGCTGCGTCCTCTATGATTCTTTACAGCAGATACCAGAAGGTCTTAGAGGAGAGGCTGAGTTGCGGGTACATGGAGAAGAATCTCAGTACGAGCATTACTTTCTCCCTAAGGAGTTCTTATGCCAGCCTTAACCGTAGAGAATGTCTGGGCTAATATCATACTAGATGCAGCCTACGACGTATTTAACTCAGGAACCTTGGAACTACATACAGCTGCTAATGTAGAGGTAGCTACGCTAGGATTCGGAGCTACAGCTTTTGGAGCCTCTTCCGGAGCCTCTAAGTCCCTTAACGCTATGACTTCAGATACCAATGCTACAGGTAGCGTATCTAATGTCACTAAGTGCGTACTTAAGGTTTCTGGAGGAACTAAATACGGAGCAGGTACAGTAGGGTTCTCTGGAGCAAACGTAAATCTAACTACTCTTATAATACCTGCAGGTGCTACAGTTACAGCAGCCACAGGAACAGGAGCTTTCGCATGAGCATAGGTAAGATCTTAATCGCACTTGGAGCTAGCTTAGTAGCAGCCTCACTCTTTATAGCTACGCCGGCTAAGGCTACTAACTACTACATCAGTAGTGTCTCTGGGGATGATGCAGATGCAGGTACTACTGATCCACTAGCAGTAAAGACCTTAGACGTAGGATCGGCATTACTAACAACCTCAGCAGACAGGTTATACCTAAAATGTAATGAAAGCTGGCCTTTAGAGGATATCAGATTAAGTATCTCAGGTGTCACGCTTGGCGCTTACTGGATGGATGGCGCTACTCCTACCCCTGTTACAAGTTCTGTTGGTTGTCCTAGCGGCGAGAGCAAGCCGACAATCTCTGGTGCGTTTACTTCTGATGCTGCGGAAGGTACATTCCCTGCTATCTGGAAGCCGCTAGTGTGGATCAGAGAGGATTACATTACTGTTCAGGACATAAAAATTATAAACTCCTCCTACTCAGCTATTGAGGTAGATAACAACTGGAGTTATGCAGTTATTCAACGCTTAGATATGTCTCACATATCGCACTCAGCAGTTATATTTGAAGGCGGCTCAAGTCTTAATATACTACGAGATAGTACAATGTACCAGGTTGTACTAAGTAGAGTTTTAGGTTTTTCTACTGGCTACGGAGGTTGTATAAAGATAGCTTCTGGTTCGTCTCAAAATCTAATAGAAAACAATACTGTCTCAGACTGTGGTGGCGACGGAGTAAACCCGTATAACAACTCTAATAAGAATATCATCAAAGGTAATTACTTTCTTGGTATAGCTAAAGGAGGAGTATATATTGATAATTCTTCTGACACTATTATAGAAGATAATTTTATTGCAGGTGGTACTAGCGGAACTTATAACTGGACACGGACTGATTACGGAATTAAAATCGGCGTAGAAGATATTTATACTCCTATAAATCACAGCACAGGTAATGTAGCTAGAAACAACTTCATAGCTAATGTTAGGGAGTGTTTCACAACAGGAGCTTATCCTGCCTCTATCGCAGCAGGCAAGACAGCAGGGTTTCATATATTAGGTAATACTTGCGTAGGTTTTGATGAGATAGCAAATCAAGTTGCAGATAATGATAGCTACGCTGCTGGATCTACAGTAGCTAATAATGTATTTCATGAAAGCTCTCTAGGTGCTAGCGCATGCGATGCTAAAGGAACAGTAGCGAATGTAACTTGGGGCTATAACCATTTTGACTATACTCAGACAACTACTGAATGTAACGGTACTGGTGATGCGATCGCAGTAGCCGGGCCACCTCTTTATACAACTGCCAGCTTCCTAAGTTATGGTGTGTTGAACGTCCCTACTATTGCTGACTTCGGGCTAGATACTTCTGGTTCAAATACAGCATCTAACGCTGGTGATCCTAGAGTTGCTGTAGTTCTTACTGCATCAGACTATCCACTAAGAACTGAGATTACAGGCAACTGGGATGATACACATTCTGTTAAGGCTCTCTACTATGACTACGAAGGCTTAGCTAGAAACGCAACTACTCCAGATATGGGCGCACTAGAGCCTGGTAGTGAGGCTCCAGATGCTGCTGAGAGCAGGCCTTTTCATATGGATGTTGGTGGAACAGGCTGCACAGGCACTATTACCTACGAAACTGATCAATATTACACAGGTACAGGCTATACAACTACTATCACAGATGCTGTAACAGAAGCTAATGGCGATACTTGCATGTACTTAAATACTAGAGGCGCAGGCACTACAGGAAACTGGACAGTACCTATAGACTGCTCAGCTGGCTGCGATGTAACTCTTAAACAGCTGGAGTCCTACTGGGGAGACGAAGCAGGTACTTGTATGGGAGGAGAGCGAACTTACTCTATTACCGTAGAAGGTACCGTATATGAGACCAACTATGATATCTGCTTACAGACTCAGGCAGTTAATAAAGCTGATCTGTATGTTATTCCTAATGTAGTTACTGGAGGAGATAATATACTCAATATAGTTCTAGGGCAGGGTACTACTGCACCTGACACGAAATGGCAGCTTTCAGGTATAAGTATAATAGATCACACCTCTACTAACACATTAGTCTTAGCTACAACTACTCCTACAGCTTCTAATATAGTAAATCTCTATACAGCAGCTACAGAGCTAGACGTAGTTTCTCTTACAGGGGCAGCTACAACTACGGAGAATAATATAGTAATACAAGGAGCGCTGAATACTGCCAGTCTCACTTGCGGAACAGCAGTAGTTAGTACTAGCCTTAATTCCATAGAGTATACTCCTGCTAATGCTGGTGCTAACTCTATAGGGTGTGGAACTATCTCCTTCACTCTCGCTGACGGAGAGGATACGGAAGCTGTAACTCTTACTATAGGCTCTATCATAAAAGAGAAGAATATCACAGCTTATATTACTTCTCAAAGATACGTAGCTGAGGTCCTTACCGTCTTATCTGCAGGAGCTACCTCAGGCTGGACTTGGTGTGTATGGGACTATAATCCAACTACTGAGGAGTTAACAGATACCGTAAGGCAGAAACCTACTTCGTTCTGCTCTGATGGAGGGGGAGGTGTAACCTTAGCTTCAGATGGAGGATATACTATTATCGATGCTCGACTCCCTGCTAAAGATACTCTTATAGAAGTGGAGTTTAAGAACTCTAATGCCATATCTATAGGCGGAGTCCTAGGTATAAGAGACTTGTTTTCTACTCCTGTACAGGTGAGACAGTAATATGCCTGTATTTGGCCCATCTCAGATATCAGCAGATGCTCATGACGGAGAGGAGGCAGGCGATACTACTTGGTACTTAGTTGGCCAAGGCGCCTACGGAGCAGTAGTAGGTGATGTAGCAGGGACTTCTAGCGATATGGGTATGCTATGGGATAATGTTACTATCCCTAAAGGCGTCACCATACTTACAGCTTCTGTGGAACTGTTTGTTAAAGCTCTTGCCGGCACTGGTGATATCGTTACAAGGATGCAAGGGTTTGACGTTGACGATATGTCTCCCTTCGGAGCAAGTAATCGACCTTCTCAGATAGCACAGACAACTGCGTTAGTAGATAGAACTTATGTATATACTACTGACTTAGTAGATGAAACTACGCTAGTATTAGATGACTGTGCTGCTATCGTTCAGGAGATAGTAGATAGAGCTAGCTGGGCTAGTGGTAATGCTTTAGGCCTAGTATTGAAAGATAACGGCAGTGCTTCTGGAGAGCGTGTACAGTTCCATGACTATAGCTTCGGAGCAGGGAACGCTGCAAAGATAACTATTACCTATACAGTAGCTGCCACAGTAGATTTACAGCTTCCTGCCTTAGATCTCCAGATATATGCAGGCTCTATAGGAGGAGGTAGCGGAAGCACACCAGCAGAGGCTATCATAGTCCCTACTGGGTCAGTACAGAACTTAGCCTTAGGGATATCATTATGAGCTTAGCAAACCTCCTTACAGAAGTATATACACTAACTAACAGATCAGATTTAGTAGCTGAAACTACCATTGCGATTAAAGCTGCTACTTTAAAAGTTCACATGTCAGACTTCTATACACGAGATGTATCTGAGACAGTGATTGATATGGGATCAGCAGCTTACTTGCAGACTGTGGACTATGGAGCTTCTATTACTAACTTTCGCGCTTTGAAATATATACGCAAGTATGATAATACAGAAGCTACTTCAGGTGATTTTATAGAAGTGATAGCAGCAGAAGAAATTATGGATACTTACGGAATCGAGAAGGTTAATGTAGGCTATGTAGCTGGTGTGAACCTTCTTATCCGTATGGATACAGAGGAGGAGCATATAATAGTAGGAGCTTATACTCTTCCTGTTATAACTGACGGTGGGTACTCTTCTTGGGTAGATGATCAATACCCTTATACGATTATATACGAAGCTGCTAGAGTTGTCTTTAAGATGACTGGAGATACTGAGCAGTCTAATACTTATAGGGATCTTGCAGGGGAGCAGCTGGATATCATGATGCGAACTGCTATATCAGATGTGGGATATTAGAGAATGAGTTTAGAACACGACGAGAAGAGCGCAGAGGATCTTAGCTTAGAGATAGCTCTGTTAAGGGAAGAGCTTAAAGAGCTTAAAGATTCAGTAGCAGAGGTAGTTGAACTCTTTAGAGATGGAAAGTCCGTAATTAAACTTATGGCGCTTACAGGTACGATAGCTAAGTGGTTTGCTATTACAGCTGCTTCTCTCACAACCTTCTGGTTAACTATCACTAACTGGCCGAAACACTAACAGAAACTAAGGTATAAGCACATGGCACAAAGAAAATACTCTTTACCTCTAGCTACTGCAGATATACCTATGCTATCTAAGCATGTAAGTAGAACAGAGATGGCTCCTCAGAAAGGGAGTGGCCCAGATAAGCAGCCTCCTGGAATCCTATACGCAGAGAATGTTATGCCTACAGCTCAAGGTATGTCTACAGTAGGTTTTATTGACGGCGTACCTGCCTCTAGTATTACCTTAGGCACAGATAAAGTACTAGGAGTTAGGTATGTAAAAGGTACTACCGGTGCAGCAGGTACTCCAGCAATGATGCTAATAAAGGACTCAGGTAAAGTAAATTTTTCCTCTCTTCTGAATGATGAGTGGAGAACAGAAGCCACACTGCTAACTCCTACTTCTAACACTGACTTCTTAGATAACTTTACTTTTTCTGCTACTCTTAATAGCGTGACTTATATATATGACGAGGTCGGAAGTACTACTTATACTGTATTTGATATAGATGGAAACAGTCCTGCTAGGACAGCTGTAACCTTAACAGGGGCTCCTGCTGGCATTAATGGGCTGGTAGCCTCTGCTGGATATCTCATAGTTTGGACTAACACTGAGATAGCTTGGAGCAGCACTATAGATCCTACTGATTTTACACCCAGCGAAGTAACAGGAGCAGGCATAGGGGATGTCGCAGACGCTAAAGGTAAGATACTATTCTGCCTACCTATAGCAGCAGGATTCCTAATCTACTGCGCAGATAATATAGTAGCTGCAACTTATACAGGTAACTCTCAGTACCCTTTTAAACTTAAAGAAGTCTCCGGCTCCTCTGGATTCTCTTGGTCAGAAGAGACAGGGCTATTTACACACGCCTCAGTAGGAGAGTATATACGGAATATAAACCTAGTAGCTTATGAAGCTAGCTCTGAACTACATTACGCATACACAAGCAAGGGATTAGTCTCCGTCAGTACTCAACGTATAACTCCTATACTGCCAGAAGTAACTGATTTCCTCTCAGGAAGGATATTTGAAATTTACAATTCTACTACTAAGCAGTTATCGGAAGTGATAGCTTCAGCTATTGTTAAGAAGAAGCTAACTTTCTTATCTTCTCGCTATCTTATACTAAGCTATGGTATGCCTGATCAGACCTCAACTATGGTAGATGAACTTACTCACGCTGTTATATACGACATATTTCTGAAGAAGTTTGGTAAGATAAAGCTTGACCACGTAGATGTTATCGAAGCCCCTCACAGAGCAGAGTCTGCTGATATAGGACCAGAGAAGTTTGGTATATGCTTCCTTACTGCAGATGGAGCTATTAAGATAATGGTATCTCCTCCTCCATCTGGAGCTACCTCAGGAGTATTAATACTAGGAAAGTTGCAGCACACGGCTACGCATCTTACAGAGTTACATGAGATAGAGGTAGAGTCTACATTCTCAGGAGATTCTCTTACAGTTAATGACAATGTATCTCTAGATGGAAACTCTATCTCTTCCACTGTAGTTGCTACTGAGACTTCCGAAGCAGCAAGACTAACTACCTATAAGCTAAGAACCGTAGGGAAGAGTCATTCCCTGGTACTAGAAGGTGAGTTTGCTCTTACTGAGTTGCAAGTCACTTATAGTCTAGCAGGCAGAAGATAGCAGGCAGAAGATAGGAGACTCTTATGAGTACTATATTTACACTTAATAGCTCTATATTCACTAACTTAGATAGAGTATCTAACATAGAAGATCCAGAGTTAGCTGAGGTATTTGACGAACTTAAGTTAGCTGTGGAACTATTAGTAGCTGAGATAGATCGCGCAGGTTTAAGACACGTGGAAACAGTTACGGATTCTACCTATACTATCACACGTAAAGATGGTACTATATTAGCTGATGGAACTTCTAATACAGTAGACGTAACCTTACCTACAGCTGTAGGAATAAAAGGTACCAGGTATGCTATGAAGGCAGTAGATATAACTAATGCAGTAACTCTTAATCCTGCTGGAGCTGAGTTAATAGACGGCTTTGGTTCTTTGAGTTTTACTGTAGTTAACAGTGTATTTACTGTGCAAAGCGATGGGATCAACTGGCATGTTGTATCAGCTTATTAACAAACTTAGCTTAGGAGCTACTTATGGATAATTTAACGTCACTTTTACTCAACTTCTTACAAGAGCAGCCTGAAACTGTAGCTACTATAGTAACTGCTCTATTGGCTCATCTCGGCGCCAGTGCTTACGTAGCTACTACTGCTACTAAGGTTGGCAAGGCATATAAGATTATAGAAGCTATAGCTTTGGCAGTAGGTAAGGCCAAAGAATCTAAGCAGACAGAAGCTAAAGGTAAGGAGAAGTAATATGGCTAGCAAAGGAACAGGAGGAGCAAGCGGATTAGAGCAAGCACAGATGGGAGTAGACATAGCAGAGTCTCTTTTCGGAGGGTCTTCTACTGTAACTGGCTCAGGGAGCGGAACGTCCAGTAAGTTCTCAACTACAGATACTCAAGCTCTAGATACATCTCAAGTAGCTGGTAGTGGAACAGGCAGAAGTGAATCCTTCCTAGAGATAGACAAAGCTGGCATAGATCAAATAATGAAGCAGATCTTAGGAGGCACTCAAGGCTTAGCTTCTATCTTTGGTGCTGATAAGGCTTCTGGGTTTTCAGGATCTTCGGTTAGTGGAATAGCTGGAGGTAATCTCTTAGCTTCTTTAGCAGGAGAGATTGCTAAATTAACTGCTAAGAAAGTCAGCACCACAGAAGAAGAGACCTCTGAAGAGTCAGGTTCCTTCGCCAAGTCTCTTACTGGTCAGCGAGGAGGAGAAGACTTTAGCTCTTCTACTGACACTACCACTGATAAGCAAGGCTTATTAGACAGAATTTTCTAAGCAGAATCTAGTAAGAATACAATCCGCTCTGATCTATATTACGAGGTACACCCAATGGCACAATCAATAGCAATAGGTGCAGCAGATCCAGCTCCAGACTTCCAAGCTCTTATAGATGAAGCTATAGCTAATCCAGAGATAATAGAAGTAGCTAAGGCAGCTTCACAAGAAAATAGAGTTAACCCTGTGGTTGCTGCTGCTAATGCTGCTACGGATAAGTACTCAGTAGCAGCGATAGCTGGCGAAGCTAAGATGCAGGAGATAGCTTCTCAGAGAGCTACTGTATCTGCCTCTTTAGAGGAAGCTCTTTTCACTCAAGGAGAGGCTGTAGCATTACAAGCTAAGGTAGCTGACACTGCAGAACTCGAAGCGCAGAATGCTTCTATCAAAGCTACTAATGCAGCCGGAGGGCAGGAGCACATGCTTCTTCTTAACCAAGATCGCAAGGTAGCTTCTGATAGAGTAAGAGCTAAACAAGAAGAGCTGAATCAGATCTATGACCGAGAGATTACAGGTATCGACTTCTTTGATGATATGATTAATAACTTCTCTGCTTCTGATGAAGAGGAAGAGTTTGCAGCTGAGATTACCTCTCTTAATATTATTGACCAGAACATAAATAACCTAGCTGCAGCTTCTGAATCTAATAAGGTTGTAGCTAACAATCTTAAAGTGTCTGTGAATGAAGCTACTATAGCTGCACACCAGACTGAGATAGCTGCTACTACAACAGTAGCTGCCTCTAAAGCGCAATTGCAAGCTCTCTCTACTAATGCTGTGCAGGTGGAAAGAGGTGTGATTGCTGCTGGAAGAGTAGCTGAAGCTAGAACCTCGCAATACAGGCTGTATAACCAAGAGAAGGTTGCAGCACAGAGAGCTGAACAGTTCGAGCTTACTAAGAGGAGTCAAGAACTACAGATTGAGCAGTATGAAGACGCTAAGACTCAGAGAGAACTCAAGGTAAGAGTAGAGGATTCTATGGTAGCTTCTATTCAAAAAGGCCTAGCCTTAGCTAACCAGCCTGAACAAGATGCAGACACTATTCGTTTTGATCTCAGGAAAGGTAAGGTCAGCGACAGGAATAGAACTCTGATGCAGTTAGGTAACTCGGTAGGCTCAGCTGAACCAGGAGAAGAAGGTAATGTTCCTTTCGCTAACACTCCAGGTAAGGCTGCAGCTGTGACTGCTATGGTAACTACTCCTGGTGCACCTAAGACTGAGTTAGTGAGACAGCAAGAGAAGATTATGGGCTCGGTAATGGCAGACAGGACTGCATCTAGGAATACTAAGCCTATGAAACAGCAGGAAGCTGAAGAAGCATTTACTTTAAAAGCTAACGCAGTGTATGCAGGATATGCAGCTAACATAACAGAAGGAGATACTACTAACGAATATCTAGCTCCTCCTATGACAGCTCTTAAGGAATACACAAGAGTTAAGCAGAGCGCAGCTTTTAGAGAGGTTCCTGAACTAGCTGCTATGGTGGAGACCTCTCCTAAGAGAATACTCGAAGCAGTTGTACTGGGCGTAAGAACTGGAGCTATCTCTCCTGAGCAGGCAGCACAAGGAGTAGTTCAAATCTTCAGCGCAGCCGGGGATTATAATAACACTACTAAGATGTTTGCTCGTGGAGCTCTCCCTGTACAGGACTCTTATAATACAGAAGTAGAGATAGAAGGGTCTATCGGAGAGTTCAGAGGCCTAATTCCAGGGACTACTGTTAATCCGTTGGCAGCAATCCCTGTTGCTTTCGCAGGTGCTCTATCTGATACGTTATTTGGAACTAGCTTCTTAGCAGATACGCAGAAGGTAGATCTTACAGAGTACTCTCAAGTGCAGCAGGTAATAGCTAAGATGCTAGCAGTCTTACCAGATCAGAAGCCTCTATTTGAGGACGCAGACGCAGACGAAGAAGGAGAAGAATAATGGCTGAACCAACAGCTTATAGAACGGCTTATGAAGAGATGATAGCTTCCCAGGCAGCTCCTGCAAGTGAAGGGGAAACTCCTAGCTCCAAGCAACTCTTCATGCCTTCCTACATGACCTCTGCTAATACTCTCTCTATAGCTAACAAAGATCAGAGCTTCGCAGACTCAGCTGCAGAGACTATACAAGATATTCCTAACTTCATACGCGCAGCTGCTATCTCAGGAGTTCATCAGCTATATAACGCTCCTAAGGAGATAGGTAATCTCTTTGGCGCTGAGTATGAAATAACTAATACTGCTGATGTCATCTCTGCTATGGACTCTGACTTAGGTTCTTTCTACAAAGAGCACAAAGAAGGAGCTGATATGGTAGGATTCATAGCTAGCTCTATGGTTCCTGGCTTAGGTGGAATAAAGATTATGAATGCCGGGCAGAGTAGTTTGAGAGCAGCTCTGGTAGCGAATAAGTTCGGCACCCATACAGCTAAGGCCTTACGTCTTCTGGTACCTGATAAGGAGCGTTGGATAGCTAGAGCTGTGGAGCAAGTAGCTAAGTCTTCTTCTGCTCCTGTACTAGCTAATAAGAATACTATCCGAGCTATGATGGCCGGAGCAGGACAGCAGGTACTAGAGGCTACTGCCTTTGAAGTTGCTGTAGCTGCTACCTTATTTAACTCTCCTGTACTTGAGAATCAAGACTTTGGAGATTTGATGTCTAATGTGGCTTGGGGAGGAGTTGTCTTCGGAGGAGTTGGTGGAGTTGTCTCGGGCGCAGGCGCATATTTTAAGGTAAAAGGTGCAGCTAAGACGGCAGATAGAGCTGCTATGCCTTGGAGACATATAGAAGATTATGAGAAAGGTACGCAGTCTTATGAGAAGGTAGCATTAGATTTCGATCAGATGCACTCTATTCCTAAGATTCCTTCTGAAGCAGCTGTCGGTGCTGAGAGAGTTACATACCTTAAACAGTCTGCAATATCTAAGGTAGAGACACTGAACCTGCGGATACGGACTGAAATAGGTACTATGGCTGGCGGAGATCAAGTAGCTGCCCAGACTATGTATGATACAGCGAAGGGTATATCTAAGCAGAAACAGCTAGGTGTATTCATAGGTGCGAAAGAAGTATCTAGGGTAGGCACTCTTACGAAAGTAGAGAAAGAGATAGCTAGAATAAATACTAAGGTGGCGAAAGGTAATGCTACTGCAGATGAAGCTTCTAAGTTAGCTGACTTGCAGGTAGGTTTCATACGCTCTTTTGGTGATGACGCTGGTAGAACCTCTTCTGATCTCGGAGCTGTTACTCACCTAGCAGATACCTTGGAGAAAGGGGAATCTATTTCTGTAGTTAAGAATACAGTTCGCGCGGGTAAAAGAAAGTGGGAGTTTACTGTAGATCATACTAAGAGTAGGTATGACATCTTAGGCTCAGAGCCTTTAGAGACTCAGGCTAGGCACTACTGGGCGGCGCACTCTCCTAAGTTAACTCCTACTAAAGCTAAGCCAGTAGTAATAGATATTAATGATATCCCTTTGTTTGAGAAGGCTGCACGTGAGCTAGGCGATGAAGACCTAATAAATTTTAAAGTGAAGACTCAGTCAGGTGAGCTAGCAGAGTTCCCTAACGTGAGTAATATGAAGCAGGTACTTGAAGCTTCTAAGAGTGAGGTAGCTGGTAAGCTCCAGGACGCTACTGCGCGAGGCTCTATAGGTTCAGATCCTAAGGTAGTCGTAGCTAAGCTAAGGAGTATTTTAGGTTTAGATTTTGTTACAGAGAATTTGGAGAGCGGAATCATTGCTCACTTCTCTAGACCTACTGGAGGGGGAGGTGCAGGCTTAGGTAAGATAGTTCTCAACAAGAAGTTCATTACTAGAAAGCCTTTGCATGAGTTGGTATCTACTCTTCTCCATGAAGAAGGGCACAGGAAGTTTGATGTACTCCTAGATATAGGTGGAGTACCTGCTTCTTCTAGAACTGCACTGCATAAAGAGTTGATAGCTGTCTCTAAGGTAAGAAGAGCTAAGGCTTGGAAGAACTTGGAGACTTACAAAGCTAATGGAGATACAGCTAAGGTTGCAGAGTGGTCTGAATATCTTAACGAAGAACATGAGCTTATGGCTGACGCCTTCTCTTACTTTACTCAGTTTCCTAAGAAAATGGCTAACGAAGCTCCTACCTTTAAGCAGCTCTTCGGTGATATAGTACGTCCATTACCTGAGGATGTAGTTAACTCCTATATGGTACGAGCCAAGCAGCTTACCCAAGATGAGATAGCCTCTATGGTAAATGTTCGCCCTAAGTATCTTAGTGGAGAGCATGCTATAGGAGGAGGTGAAGTAGATGATCTGTATGCATTACAGTCTTATGCTAAAGAATACTCTTCTCGCTTACGAAAGCAAGGTTCACTCTCTGCTACAGCTGACGATGTAGATATATTTAATATCCCTCAGCATGTGAAGGTAGCTTATGATACTAAACCTTTCGCAGGAGTAGACGGAAACCTATTAGAGAATATGGTTATCATCAAGGGACAGCAGCGTCTTTACACCCAAGGAGTACATAATGCTGTAGCATCTACTCTTGGTACGGACTATGCTAAGCTTGATGTTATTACATCTGACATGGTGAGAGATTCTGCTAATAGAATAGGTTCAGGCTCTAAGCTGTACTCTGCAGCTTCTTCTAACTATGGATCTCTTGCAGCTACTACTGAACATTTAGGTAATGTTACTACAGGTATCATTGAGAAGTTTCAGAAGGCTACCAGAGAAGCTATTGAACCAGCCTTGTATAAGCTAGGACAGAATCAAGCTGCAGCTGTCGAATGGGCTACCATCAATGCTACTCTACGATCTATTCCTGATCGGTATGTTTTAGATTCGGCAGGGAAGTTCTTAGAGCCAGCTGTCATAGCTAGATGGAAGCAGAAGGTTAAGGCTGTTAGAGCTTTGAATGAGATGAAGTTAGCTAAGAATAAAGCGGCAGGTAAAGCTCCGCCTAAGAAGCTTAAGCAGGAGCCAGCTAGGCCTGTTTTACAGACAGAAGGTGCTCCAGAGGTTATTCCTTTTAAGCATCCCGAGTCTTTAGATCTTGCTAAGCTTCATATCGAGCGCAATGGAAAGAGAGTAGACTCCTTGAGAGGTGTACGTAATGCACAAGGTGCTACTGATACAAGGGAAGCCGGTGTGTTCTATCCTACTCCTGTAGATCCTAAGGACTATCCTTTCTTCGCACTAGTCTCTGATGAATCTATTACCGGGCAAGGTATGGGGCACACTAAGACCTTATACGCTACTACTGAGAAAGAGTTAGCTGCGCAGATCTCTAAAGTTAAAGAGAATCCTCACCTAAGAGTAAGAACTAAAGGCGAAGCAGAAAGATATTATAAGAGCATAGGTCAGTGGGACGTGGAGAAGACTCTATCTGATAACTACCTAGATAATGCTATGCACCGGAAAGGTGTTAGTGCTCCTCACTTTGTACCTACGGAGCCTAAGAAGATTATAGATGACTTATTAAACTGGCATATGCAGAGAGAGTCTGGGCTAGTAAGAGAGACTATCGCTGCTAACTATGAAGTTCCTTTCAAGGAGCTGAAGACTCTTGGAGAGAAGTACACTGATATAGCTACCTCTAAGTTCTCTAACACCTCTCTTCTTAAGTATGCTGATGAAGTTGTAGAGAATCCTTATGGATCTTATATAAAGACTGCTCTAGGTCTTAAGAACTATGCAGATTATCCTTGGTGGGTAGCTACAAATCGCATGGCAGATGATGCCGTAAGCAAGGTATACAATAGGATTGCTGGTGCAGTAGAGACAGCTAAGACTCCTAAGGAACTAGCTGCTGTGAACTCTATGCTTGAGCAGTCCGGATATAAAGGTGCAGCTTATGATGAATCTATGGAACTGTTCGCTAACTCTAATGTTTCTAAAGGGATACTAACTGCTGCGGTACAGAAAGCTAATAGTATCCTAGCAACTATCACTCTCCGACTCGACTTCTTAAATGCAGCTAACAATGCTATCTCTGCTAATGTTCTCCTTGGCGCTGAGACTAAGGCTGTAATACGAGCCATAGAAGCCTCAGATACGAATGCTGTAGGACAGCTCGCTAAGCTAGGAAAGATAACAGTTCCTGGTACGAATAAGATGATCCTGTCTCCTAGCAAGCTTATAGCTAACAGCATGAAACGCTTCGGAAAAGATACTCCTGAGATGGCTTTCTACAGAGATAATAGATTCATCACTTCTATCTCAGATCAGTATAGGTGGACTTTGGAGTCTATGACTTATAACGGTAAGGAGAGTGTTCAAGCTTGGTCTGGTAGAGTAGATGATGTACATTCTGCCCTACGGAATGCAGCTAATACAGGCGAGAAGTGGACAGGGAATAAGCTAGCTGAAGAGTTTAATAGGTTTGTAGCTGCAGATGTGATGAAACAGATTACAGATGTAGCTGTAAAGAATAAGATCATGACAGGTAAGCAGCAACTTGCTTATATAAATACTTTTGTGAATCGAACCCAAGGGAACTACCTAGCAGCTCAGAGACCTATGGCTTTCGCTGGCCCTATAGGACAGGCTATTGGCCTCTTTCAGACTTATCAGTTTAACCTTATGCAGCAGTTACTACGACACGTAGGAGAAGGAGCTTCGAAAGATGCTATGACCTTGCTAGCTTTACAAGGTACTATCCATGGACTAAATGGACTCCCTGCGTTCAATGCTGTGAATACTCATATCTTAGGTAATGCTAGCGGGAATCAGGAGCATAGAGATGTGTATGATACTACCTACGGCATACTAGGAAAGCAGGCTGGAGACTGGTTAATGTTCGGTGTCGCATCTAATATGCTTATTCATCCTGATCTTAAGGTGAACCTATATACTCGTGGGGATATCAATCCTAGGCACGTAACTATCTTACCTTCTTCTCCTGCAGATGTCCCTATCATAGGAGCTTCAACTAAGTTCTTTAGTAACTTATTCGAGACGGCTGGGAAACTAAAGGCAGGAGGTGATGTAGCTACTACTCTCTTACAAGGGCTAGAGCATAATGGAATAAGCAGACCATTAGCAGGTTTGGCGCAAACTCTGGAGGCAGCTGCGAATCCTCTAGGGCAGTCTTATTCTACTAGCAACCGTGGGAATGTTATTGCTTCTAATGATCTTCTGAGCATAGCTAATCTAGGTAGAATGGCTGGAGGAAAACCTCTTGATGAAGCCATCGCTATTGATGCTACCTTTCGTCTTACCTCTTATGGACTAAAAGACTCACGAAAGAGACAGGCTTTAGGAGAAGCTATTAAGACTACTCTTATCGCAGGACAAGATCCTACCCAAGAGCAGATAGAAGGCTTCGCTGAAAGCTATGCAGCTACAGGAGGTAAGCAGGAACAGTTTAATAGTTGGATGGGGAACTTGTATAAGACTGCTAATGTGTCGCAGGCTAATAAGATACAGGATGGTTTGGGGAGTAACTTCTCTCAGAATATGCAAGAGATAATGGGAGGATATAGATTGAAGGATTTTGAAGGACTCTGATAAGGATTTAAAACGATTGCTGTTGGGTGTTGCCGGAAGTAGGAGTCTGCTTATGCTGAGAACTCTTACTTCCGGCTTTTTTATGCTTACCTTTTAGGGGTATCTACTGTCCCGTAGTTAAACAGGGCATCAGGTGCGAAGTTATCAGGAGCTTCAGAGATATCTGGATCAAAATCTAACTCCTCCTCCGTAGACTCTCCTTCCTCTTCTACCTCAGACTCCTCCATATAAGCTACTCCTTTCGCTTCTGCTAGCCAGCGAGGAACTGTTAAAGTATGTGCTTCCTCCCCTTCTCCTAGGTGTTGTATCACTGTTTTGAATACCTGTGAATTAGGTATCCATTCCTGCTTCACCTCTCCTGTATCTACGTCAGGGAACTTATAGAGGTTAGCTTTCACGCTGGGAGTAGGGATTAGCTGTCCTTCTATTATTACCTTGTCGTTACCGCTACGGTCTTTGTTAGCTTTGCTAGTATTGGCTTGAGAGTTGTATTGTTTGCTCATGTCTGTATCTCCTTGCAGCTAAGTTGCTCTAGTTCAATGTAATTATATTAGGTGCAATCTTCTTCATTCTAAGCTTACCTACAAGATGATCACATAAAGCATCCAAATCCGACTGTAAGTAATCTCCATGTAAGACTAGTCCACAGTAAGCTGCTACTTCAGAGAGTCTAATCTCAAACTCAGCTACAGGATGGTTAGCTAATAGTTCCATCAGCTCTGGATGATCTCTTATCTCCCTATCTAAGGCTACTCTAGAGTCAGAGAAGTATTCATATTTCATATCTTACTCCACCGACCATATCGATACTCCTACTTCCTGAAAGTCTTCTTCATCTGAGAAGATCTTACCTTGCACTGGAGGAGATAGAGTGAACCCTGCTGCGTTCTCATGACCTCCGCCGCCGAACTTCTTACAGAGAGCTGATACATCAGTAGTCCCTTCAGTGTTGCGATCGCTTCTCAGTGACCATTTCACCTCTGAGCCTACCTGCTGCCAAGTAGCTCCGTAAGTACCGCTCTGCTTCCCTAGTAGGTGGCCTACCTCATTAGTAAACTGAGGAGAGCAGTTAACAGCTAGTCCGGTAATACCTCCGATGGTGACTTCTGTCGCTTCAGCTACTAGGTGAGATACTATCATATCGTGGTAGGCTTGCATACCTTCCCCTGAAATGATGATATTATTCTCCAGCTTTGAATCTTCTAGTTGCGTCTCAAGTATATTCCAGCGAGCAAAAGATTTAGGTAGTGTCCGTAGGTACTTATTCACAGAAGGTGTATCTATATACTCATGCTCCCACAGGTCATGGTCCTTAACATACTTAAGAAGTACAGGTAACTCTCCTATAGTAGTTACCATACTTTGATAGGTAAGAGAAGCTCCACACTCAGTCATATCTATAGTTACATGCGCCTTGCCTATAAAGCCTTGCCAGTATAAGAGATCCTCTTGTGCATACATCTCCATAGCAGTCTTGTGATGATCCATCACATACACTTCAGCTACTTCTGCTATCTGCGTAAGTAGAGGCACTGGTATAGAGAAGTCAAGAATATAGACAGTATCGTAATCCTCTGCTCTCTGCTCTAACTCTACTAGCTTTCCGTAGACCATCTCTAGTGTATCTATCTCTTCTGGTGTATAGCCACAGGATTCTATTAGCTCCTTTCTAGCTACCCACGCTGCTGTGAACCCATCTAGGCAATGCCCGTGGTATGCGATTAATATCTTCTTACTTTGTGTATTTGTATTTGTGCTATTACTCATCTTTGTATCTCCTCTTTCCTGTTTGGGTTACATGTATTTGCATTTCTTTTAATTAAAGCTACCGCAGCTTCTACTGTTAGGGGTTTATCCTTACAGTACTGCTCGTCTCTTATATCAAACATTCCGCTAGCCAGCCAGAAGTCTCCCTTTGCGTCTTTGTACCCTGTTTCTGTATCTCTCTGACCTCCTCCGAAACCTGTCATTCTGTCTAGAATAGTGATACGACTACCATCCTCCAAGTAGATACTTGCTAGAATATCATTGTATATCAGCGATGTCTTCTTCCATACAGCGTCTGCTATTAAAGACTTCAGCTTAGCTATAACTCTATCCTTATCTTCTGTAGTTTCCACGACCTTCTCCTTAGCTACAAGCAGCCTATAATAAATCTAACTCAGCCTCTGATAGCAGCGACCAATCTACTGCTCCTTCTACTCCAACCTTTCTAACACTCTTTATCGGTAAGTAACCCCCATTTACAACCTGTATCTTCTCTGCCATGGTGAGACTATGTAGTATCTCTACTAACATATCCCTCTTCTCTAAGTCTGTATGCACGTGCTTCCATATCTCATGTAACTTGATAGGAGCAGGAGCTGTATCTAAGAGCTGCATTACCCTATGAGATACGCCAGAGTTTCGCGCTAATCCGAATTCACCTAGAGCCTTAGGCATTAGATGCTCTGTAAAGGTGAGGATAGTATTCGCGTATATGATATCTTGCACCTCTATAGTATGAGATAATCTTACAACAGCAGTAAGCATACATAGTTTTAGTAAATGCTGTAGTCTTCTGTTCTCATAAGCATCGAAGCGTATATCATTCATTCCTTCCCACTCGTGATAGATCTTATCTAGTAGATCGAAAGCAGCAGGAGTTATTTCTATCTTACCTTTCATAGTCTGTTTAATCTTTACTAGCTGTTCTATAAGCTGCTCTTTAATGGCAGCAGAAGGTTCTGCAGGTATGGTGTGCTTAACTCCTGTAGGTTCAGCGTGTATGAATAAGAGCCTAGAGAAGAAGCCTTGCTCCACTGCCTCAGGAGGGAATAGGCGATTCAAGCTTACGAAAGTATTCCCGCCTAAGATATTTATAGTAGGGTAGGGAATGGTTACACTCTCTGAGTTCTTAAGCTTATACTTAAATGGTTTATCTCTGTCCCAGAAGTCACCTAAGATAGACATGAACTCTAAGTTACCTACTCCTATGAAGTTATTTATTTCATCTGAAGCTACGAAACACTCTGCAGGAGGGAGAGCTTGCATATCAGTGTCTCCAAAAAGATTCTGATCTAAGATATTATCTTCGCCTGAGTCTCCTCCTGCGTCAGCTAGATCTATAAGGAACTTCTCTTGCCGCGTCTTGTCCGCAGCGAAGTGTGAGTAACCAGCTTCTTCTAACAGCTTCACTCCTATCTTGATAGCTGTAGACTTCTTAGTACCAGCTAAGCCTACAAGCATTGTATACATGTTCGCATGTATCTTGAAGTGACCAAAAGGGAAATAGATGTCCCTACCAACCCACGCAGCTAAGCAGGTAAGAGAAGTCCAACGGTGGAAGAATGTTGGGCACTCAGTCTGAGCTGTGTATTGAAGGTAGAGAGTGAAGAAGTCCTGAGGAGGTTGCTGCTTATTGCTCACTCTGTCTCACTCCAATAGATTGCTTTCCTTCCCTCTGCTAATACTTTCTCTGTTCCTATCTTAGCTCCGGCAGGCACAACAAATGTTCTTAACTTCTTATCATACCCTAGCACAGTCACTGGTATCTCCATCCTTTCCTTAACCATATCTACTAGATACTCGTGTCCGATTCTATACTGAAAAAGAATAGAATCATGTATTTGTGCTAGTAGTTTAAAGTGATCTGCATATCTAGCATCCATAGCTATATCATTGAATACAGACATGTAGCTAATATTAAGAGTCTGCGCATTAAGAGATTGCGGAGGGTGGGATATGTACTGGTTCAAAGAACGCTTACTCTTATCAGGCCTGCCGAAACAGTAGCGAGTCCAAGCTCCACCAGCCTCCTTGTACTCTCTTAAATAATCTTCCATAGTAGGGTTAGGTAACACGCTATCACCATTAGCTGTAGTCCAACTATGATGCAAAGCAGTACTCCTAAGCACTCTCGTTCGCCCAACTTCTTCAACAACTCCTGCATAGAACACCTTCCTTATCCCTGGATATGCTACATGAAATTGCTCTAAGAGATATTCTGCTACTTCTCTATATCCCCAAAAGCGGTTTAAACCTAAGAGCTGCTTCGCTAGTAATATCTTAGCCTCTCCCATAGTGTCTATGAGAACCATCCAGCCCATATTATAGTTAGCTCCGTGATTAACCCTCTTAGCTAGATCTCTTAAATTCTTATCAAGAACCTTGGAAGTAGCTACATCAAAGATTTCAGAGAACGGTGTGCCAAAGAAAGCTGATGCATTGTATGAATGAAAGTCAGGGGAGTGCTCTACTGCTTCTATTAACGCCTCTTCCCCTGAGATATAAGCTGTATCTCTGGACTCTGCCTGTTCTAGATCTACTTCTGCTATATAGAAACCATCATCAGCTTTGAGAGTTCTCTTAACTGCTGGGCCTCGTGGTATATTCTGTATCTGTAACCCACACCAGAAGTGATGCTCCCTAGAAGCTAGGCGAGAGGAGTCAGTTCCGTGCGGATTGAGAGCGTATAGGATTCTATAGATCCGCTTCTCTCGCAGGCTACTAAACTCTTTACCTTCTGTAAGGTAGGTAGATATAAGCTTCCTAGCCTTGCGAACTAAGAGTACGTGACCTATGATTCTTGCATTAAATGGATGTCGAAAGCGAGCCTTCTCTAGGTTCTTAGCGTCTGCACTTTTTAGGTCTCCGCAGCCTAGTATCTTAAGCATAGCTTTCATCTGGATAGGAGAGTTAACATTAAAATGAGTGCCAGGAGTTACATCTAATATAATATCTAGGCTCTTAGTCGATGCATCAACCAGTTCCTGAGCCATTTCCCTAGCTTCCTTCATCCTGCCCATATCTCTAGCTATACCTCGCATCTCTGACATATGACAAGGGAATACTAGAGGGAACTCTAGCTGGTAGTTTCTCATAGCATAAGCTGGTGCTTCTAGGAGCATAGCTAACCAAGCGTTACCTGTACCCCAAGTGTCGAGAGCATTGTAGCGATAGTATTCATGCAGGTCATTAGTCTCTGCTAGATCTTTCCAGTAGATAGCTTCTCGCACAAAGAAAGCATTAAGGAATCCAAGATCCTTAGGAAGTTCAGAGTACCAAGAGTGAAACATGTGAGCAGTATCGTGCTGGTAATTATAGACAGGAGCATTATAACGGGAAAGATAGCTAATATCATACTTACCGTTCTGGAACAACTTGGGAGCTTTAGTCTCATAGTTAAACTTCCTCATTATAGATAGGTTATAGTCTGAATCGAGAGGGAGAACTACAGACTCAGAGTGTAGTCCGTTAGGTTCTTGGGGATCGTAGAAGAAAGCGGTATAGGAGATACATCGTATTGCTGCATTCTCTCTAAAGGTTTCTATATCCATAGAGATAAGGAAACAGTTAGCTTGATTAAAGGATATGAAGTAGCCTTCTTCATTTGTAGCAGTTAAGAGTTCGAACCCTGTGAATGGAGTAGGTACGAAACGAGCTGACCATACTTCAGGAATAGTAAGCTTAGAAATCATTCTAGTAGCTATGAATTTCGCATAGGGAACAGTTACCAGCTGTTTCAGAGGAGCTATAAATACTATCTCTATCTCTGGCTCTCCTTCTTTGAAAGGAGGCAGCTTAAAATAGGAGCCTGCATAGTTAGATAAGCTTGGTGCTTTCCTCTTATCCCAGTATAAGATCTTAGCTAGGAGAGAAGGAGAAGAAGATACTATTCTAGTTATTCCTTTCTGCCTGCAATAGAGCTGCACCTGAGTAAGAGTATCTACCTTTTCCATCCGCAGGAATGTTGTTGCTGATCCTACGCAAGGCTTAAGCTGAGGTAGGTAGTCCTTATCTGCAGCTGTGCCCCAGAAGATGATAGCATCATCAGCTACTAGAGCTGTCTTAGCTGCATCTTTCTTTCGGAGAGCTGCTATATGTGCTGCTAGATCTAGCTTTAGGTTACTGCTCATATACTTCCCTTTTAATTCTATTACTTCTTATACAAAGATAGCCTACAGGAATCGCTAAGTCCTATAAGCTATCTTAATCTAAGTTAGTATTACATAGTTCCTAGTTTCCTAGGTGCTTATACTACAGTCAACTCTTTCACTTGGATATACTTCTTATCCTTATCGTTCTTATCTGTACGTAAGCTAGTGATAACTACGCACTCGATATCCTTTGCCTGCTCAATAATCTCTCGCAAGATACCTGTATCTAAGGCTGTACCTAAAGGAGTTGCTACCTTCTTCAAGTTCCCTCTTCCGTACTCATTATCTAGCATAAAAATAGTAGAGCAGGAGTCGCCAGCTTTAGCAGGAGCGTCATTAGAGTCAGAGACTTCAAGGGTTTCAATCATCTTCATCTCTAGCTCTACACACTGCTTCTTATTAATCTCCTTTAGAGAGAGAGAAGCAGTAACTTGGTGTGCTCCAGGTGGAAAAGGTTTAAACTCAGGTAAATCTTCTAAGTCATCTAAGGTTGCATCAAGTAAGTTGTTTATTTCGTTCATGTTATTTATTCCTATATGTTATTTATTAAATTAAGTATATTTAAGTATATTTATATTATCTTAGCTTATCTTCGTTTCGGGTAATAATCCCATACTACTTCTGTATCAAATCCCTCCTTTCTTAGCTTTAAGTTTCTGTAAGATAGAAGAAGCTTGAGAGCCTGTGCTTACTACGCTAGTAGTCTTAGCTATAGGTGTCGCTCCCTTCGCTACTTCTGACGGCCTGAAGATAGAGATCAAGCTCGCTTCTTTCTCGTCCTCCATCCTTATATCAGTCCTGCTCCCTGTCAAAATAGTATTCATATAACCAGTGCTACTCGCAAAGACATGTTTCTTATTCTTTCTCTCTGCATAGATTACATGGTCGAAATACTTAGCTACATTTCTAGAGAAGTTCCGTGTTCCGCCTACAGGTACGAGAGTATTCTTTTTCCCTTCTGTCTCTACCTCCTGCTCATGGGAGATTACTATTACATTATAGCCTGCTTGCTGTATATGCGATAGAAAGATCTCTAATAACTTTCCTAGATTTCCCCAGTCGTTATAGTCTAGCTTATAGTCATCTGGCTGACTCTTAGTTATATGAGCTATGGCGCTATTAGAAAGTTGAGTAAGAGAGTCGAATACTACTACTGTATTTGTATCTCTTATAGAAGGGAGATCTAGTTCTATACTAGGAGCTTCTCTCTTCTTACATACTAAGCACCCTACCTTACCGTGAGCTTCACAGATAGTTACCTTACCTTTGATCGCCTTTAGCACTGTCTCTATGGCCACAGGATAAGAGCGAGTATCAGGCAGAGAGATAAGCTCTATTCTTTCCTGAGCTGCTGGAGGTAGCTTGAACAGAGTCTCATGTCCATTCTCTAGGTCGAACCATATAAGGTCATACCCGTGAGTAGCTAGCTCTCCTGCAAGCTGTGTCTTACCTGTTTTCGGGCCACCGTAAATGATGATACGGTGAGTTGTGGAATGAGATAGAGAGGATAGCTTAGCCATTAGGATTCGGTTCCTTTCTCTAACTGACTCTGTACCAGAGCATAAAAATCTACTTCAAACATATATTCCTCTCCTTCTATTTTATCTAGCATCTGCTGCGTAAGTGGTTTAACTAACCTTTCTGTGGATAGTGTACATAGTCCTAGATACTCACACTCTCTGAAGAAATCATAACAATTCTCTCCATGCATAGGGTACGTATCGAAAGACTGATATAGCTTTATATGTTCCATATCTATGAGAAGCTCTTGTAGCCATAAAGCTCGCTGTAAGAGACTCTTAGTGAATGGGAGCTGTACATACTCTTTAGATTTAGTCTCGTATACTAGATAGAGTACACTATAGGAGCTAAGGGAAGGAAAGAGAATATCCAAAACTATGGAGTAGCCTATAGCCTGTCCGCTATTCTTATACTGCGCGGAGTTAGCACTAGAAGAGGATGTCTTACACTCTAAGACTATTACCTCTCCTGTCTTCTTATGCTTCAAGACTGCATCTACAAAACCTCGGTACTTGTACCCGTCAGGAAGAGTGATTCTAAAGCTTAACTCTACAGCTGGCTTGCCTTCATAGTACACTAGCTCATAATCATCTAGGTAGCCGTTATTGCATATAGTTAGGAATCTCTGTACTGCAAAGATAGCTTCCCATACTGACTTCTTCTGTTTGGTGTTCGTATCTAGGAGTTCGGTGTCCCAACCTAGGAAGGTATCTATAAGAGCTTTAGATTCTGAGCCTGAGTGTTCTAAGGCAGATGCCACTCCTATACCTACTGCATGTCCGAAGGCAAAGGTAACTCCTTGCTCCTTCTCTTTCTCAGCTTCTAATGAGATCTCTTCAGAACCTAGGCGGTAGAGCTGGTACTTACGAGGGCACTTATGCAAGTTAGTTCGGGAGGAATGAGAGAGAAGTTGGAGCCTAGGATCTATCTCACCTTCTTTTAGGAGAACGAGCTCTGCTAGAGGGATCTCTTCATCTAGGATATCTAATGAGATGGAGCTGTCGGTAGGCGTATCTAGTACAGACATGGGATCACCTCATTATATGTAGTTATTAGTATAGCTCTCTGTGTTCTTTGTATACGAGCTACTCTGTCTTCTATAGCCTCTCCTGGGAAGGGAGGTGTAAGTATCTTAGCTAACTGTTGCAGTTCATAAGATACTAGGTAATCTGGTACATTATAAGAGTCGTCTATAGCTGGGTACTTCTCTACAGGAAACTCTATAGGAGCAAGGTAGGTAGCTAAAGATTTTGCACCTTCCATTCCGTTAGAATAGTAGGCTCTATTACTTTTCGCTATTACTATTAAGTATGTAGCTAGAGGTGTAGGTTTCCTAGAGCGAGATAGAGGAGAGGTGTTAAGAAGCTCTCTAAGAGAAGATAGGTCTAAGGGAGCTTCTAATGACATACATACCCTTCCTTATTCTGTTCCCATTTAGCTGTCTCTAAATCTTCAGCTAACTGAATAGCTATCTCTTCTAGTATTGCACCTTCTACAGTAGAAAGCATAGCTATCGGTGTAGAAGGGTTAGTAAGATCTTTCTTAGCTATTATCAGCTCCCCTTTGTGCAGAGGGTGAGAGCCGTTAGAGGAAGAGACTAGAAAACCTATGTGTAGATGTGCTGAGGTATCTTCTGTAGCTTCGCAAGTATGTAAGAGGTGGAAAGTAACAGAAGCATCTAAGGGTTTCGAGTATCCTTTCCATATAAGAATAGGTTCTATAGAATCTTTCATACTCTCTTCCTTATAGGTCATCCACAGTTAAGTTCTTCATAGCCTTGCCGCCTTTCTTCTTAACAGCAGCCGTAGCTATCTCTGTAGCTGTTTGCTTCTTAAGCCCTCTTACTAGGATAGAACACTCCTCCTCAGAAAGAAGAGTGACTGTATCAGGATCGTTCTTAAGAGTTGTATGTATGTCTCTTAGAAGGGTAGCTATTCCTGGGAGTTTCTCTAAGAGCATTTCATCTAAAGCTAGGAGTTTCTCTCTTATCTGGTATGCTTGATCAGGCTGTACAAAGGAGGTGTCGATAGCTGTATCTATAGCTGTATCTATAGAGGTGTCTACAGCTGTAGTTGCAACTATTTCATTACTCATTCTTCCTCTCCTTCTTCTTTCTTATAGTATTCTCTGTATAAGACAGTAGCTAACTCTTGAAACCTGTTAGCTACTTCGTTCTTAGTTAAACCTAAAGGGATATATACGTTTACATTGTCCTCTTCAAAAGAGAGTCTTAGTTCAATGGACTCTCCTACCTTACCTAATCGTATATTAGTTAGCTTCTTTGTGCTCATAAGTCTTCTATTCCTATATCTGATGTCTTTATAAGGGTGAAGGTGATGGTATTCTTCTCTGTGTCTATATCTTCGTATAGCTTGTATGTAACACTCTTCTCAGAGAGAAGTAGCTTATAGGCTAAATCTCTACATTTCTCAGCGCGAACTGCTTGGATGACCCTCTTATGTAGATAAGAAGGAACAATAAGAGTAGCTGTATGCTGCTCTCTTATCTGATTCCAGATAGGCTGGTATTGGCGCATTCTTAGAGAAGGTATATTACGGGTATATTACGAGCGTACTACAGGTAATGTTCGGTGTTGCAGTGAAGAGTACCAGCATCTAGCTGTCGCTTTCTGCGAGCTGCTTCTTGAGTAGAAGAGTGAGGATAAGAGCGGGAGGAGGTGTATTTACGATTTCTGTAAGACTTATAATAAGAGTTAAGCTGTTTGGTGTCATAACGCTTAGGCTGGCTGGTATCTCTTCTAGAGCTTATCTCCTTCTGCATCAGAGTTGCTGCTAAGCCTGCTATTGCTGCTCCAAATAGTCCGTGAAGCTTAGTAACTGGTTTCTTGTATGCTTGTGTCATTTCTTTATATCTCCTTATTAGCGGATTTAGGATCTCAGGGATCTTTAAGAGAAGCTCTCATAGCTAGAAGGCCTGCTGTCAGTAAAAGGGAGGTACTGAGTTGATGTAGCAGGGAGCTGGGCTATAAGAGCTTCTTTTAAAGATAGCTATCAACTCTTACTCTTAGATAAACCGCCGAAAGTTTAATGTAAAGAGCAAGAAGAAGATAGCTAATAGGTTAAAAGAGGTAGCTTAGGTCTATAATGCTGCTAACAGATCCTTAGCAGAGACATTGATAAGAGTATCTGCTTTCTCTAGCAAGAACTCTACGCAGTCTTTATAATCCTGTAAGTTCTCGGTGTTCTCAGCGTATACAGCTAACTGCTCTACCAAGAATTTAAGAACTGGGATGTTAGTCTTAGCGTTAGAGAGCTTAGTAGTAAGAAGCTTAGCCGCTTTAGTAGCTTGGTCTAAGTTCTTACCGCCTTTCTCCATCATCACTGTGATGTAATCAGCACCGAAGTCTTCCCATACTTCCTTAGCAATACCACTTCCACCACGCTGTGCTTTAGGCATGTTAGCAATGAAGTCCCAAGATAGCTTCTCTACCGGAAAGGTAGCTGCATTAGCTTCTAGGTCATCATAAAGGAGTTCGCGAGCTTGAGCAGTTACAATACCTTCTACAGCATCACGTAAAAGGTCTAAGCCTTTACCTCCTTTCTCTAAGATGGCGATGATACCCTGCATACTAGGAAAAGGAATCGCTAACTCAACAGATTCACGGATAGTCTCGATACCAGACTCTTTGTCCTTAGACTTTTTAAAGTTAAATCTTGTTTCCTTAGCTTCTACATCGAAGTCATAGTTAACCTGGATGTGTTCGCAGATAGCTTTCATTTCTTCCGCTGAAGGGTTATTAGCTATGATAGTCACCGGACTCTTAGGAGTCTCTGCTGCTGTCTCTGTCTCTACTGGCGTGTTTTCTACTTCTGTTTCTGGGTTCATAATACTTGTTTCCTTATATAAGTTTAAGTTGGGTGTAGCTTTCTTAAGAAATTTACTTACCTGCTAGGCTTTTAAGTTCTGTAGAACTTGTGAGTTCTTAGCAAGTAAGTATGTATAGTAGCGTAAGTGACAGATTCTGTCAAGATGTTTCTTTTTCTTAGAGAGAAGGGTCTTTCTACCCTTTCTTATCTACTTTACCTTTAAACCATTGTGCTTTTTCATCCAAGGTATTACCTTTAATCTTCTGGCTTCTAATTCCCTTAGTAAAAGACTCTGGCTCGCATATTATATATAGTTCCTCCTTTGCTCTAGTTACAGCAGTGTATAAAAGCTCTCTCTGTAGCATAGTAGCATGTGATTGATGGAGACAGAAGAATACCTTTCTCCATTCACTACCTTGTGCCTTGTGTACTGTAAGAGCATAAGAGTGTAAGAGAGCGTTAACATCTGCTGCTTTGTCTACTCCGAGAGAAGTACCAGAGTCTAGGAGTCTAACTACTATTCGGTGCGAAGATTGCGTGACTCTCTCTTCTGAGCTAGCTACCTGGTCTAGTAAGAAGTCTATATCATCGTTATCTCCAAAAGAGCCGTCAAAGTTCTCTGCTGCCTCCTCTCCTGCTTTAGGGTTATGTCCCCAGTAATCTAGGTGCTTAGACTCCTGTTGAAATGACGCTCCTGTATAAGCTGGGTTCCGGTGTATCTCTACTATCTCTGCATCCTCCTTATCGTATAGTACCTTATCTCCTACAGTAAAGTAGTGTTTTGTAAAGCCTGCTATTACTTCGTAAGTATCTCTCCCTTTGGTGCGAGCTATATGATTAGCTATATGCTTATTAAGTTCTATAGTGCCGCAGGACTTATTATAAGGTATAAGTATCATATCTGCTTCTGTGTCATAGGTTCCTGCATCGTAGGCTGCTTTAAAGAAAGCTGCGAGCGTAAGAACTGCTGTATCAGGGTGTAGTTTCTTTTTCCAAGGGTGTATAGTTAGCTGCCCTTCTACCTTCCAAGAAGCGTACTCAGAGAGAGGTATAGGTTTCCCTGAGAGGATTCGGTGCGCTAAGCGTATTATAGGTGACTCTAAAGCTTGCCTGTATATCTGTGTAAGCTCTATTACAGGTAGCTCTAGCATCTTATAGCCTAAGATAGCTGATCCGAATACAGGCGGTAGCTGTTGTATATCACCTATGAACACCCACTGTACAGGGTGCTCTAAGGCTGCTGTTATCTCTGCAAAGAGTTCTAAGGAGAGCATAGATGCTTCCTCTACTATTATAGTATGTATAGAAGGAGGGAGAGGATTCTCCTTATTTCGGGAGGGTTCAAAGCGCATAGTCTTCTTAGTGTCTCCAGTAGTAGGGTCTATTAGCTCATAATATTCAGGGGAGTACTCTAAGAGCTTATGCGCTGTTATGCAGTTATATTTCAGATCCTCTGTCTGTACTTTGCGTATGTTATTAACTGCGCGGCGAGTATAAGAGATTATAAGAACCCCTGGAGAACCATCAGAAAGGTGCTTATGACCATCTGCCTTAAGAACAGGTATGACTCCGCTAGCTATTAACTCTTGTGTACCTCCTTGGGAGCAGGTAGTTTTACCTGAGCCTGCTGCTCCTATTAGGACACAACTCTTACCAGAAGAGATAAGAGAGATGAACTCTTGCTGCTCTGTGTTATAGGTGATGATAGCACCGTCCATGCCTGTATGAGTGAGAGCTACCTTTGCTGTAGGTATAGGCTCTGGAGCATCTACTATCTCTATACTATCAATCCCTCTCTTAGTTAAGAAACCTTCTGGTATAGTAGTCTCTTTGGGAACTAGCACAGGTTCTGGAGAGGTTTTTAAGGCTGCTAACCTTGCTGCTAATCCTATTATAACTGGGTTCTTACCCATATCTCTAGGAACTTGCATGGTTTGTATAGGAGCGGCAGGTGTCGGTGTCGGTGTCTTCTCCCTTTCTAGGGGCTTCTCCTTACGATTTCTAGCTTTCGCTAGCATAACTTTCATATCTAGTGCCATCTTATATATCCTCCTTTTTCTCTTCTTTCTTAACTGTTCCTAGCTTCACCAGTACTGTAGGTATAGCTCCATATTCCTTAGCTAATGTTCTAAAGCTTACTAACACTGAGTCAGCAGGACTCTTAGCCTTAGCTATAGCTATTGGATCTGTCCTATAGTATATAATCTGGTATACTATACCTGCTCTCTCTATTGTACCTAGCTGCACTAGAGAACGAAAATAGCTAACTTCCCAGTGCAAGAGGTAGTAGGTAGGGAATATAGGTTGCAAGTTAAGAGGTATAGAGAAGCTATTGTGCATAGTGTAGTACGCTTTACTCTTAGCTATTCCGTATTTCTTATAAGCTGCTGTAGCTCCTAAAGGTAGCTCTCTCTCTTTTTTAAGTATATCTGTATAAGTATCCATTATAAATCTCCCTCTTCTGTGTCGTCTTCGATGTCGTCTATGTTATACGCTGTAGCTTCCAGAGAGAGTATATCTCTTATCTCTTCTGTTATAGAACTAGGGGTAGAACTAGGGGTAGAGTTGGCGCGGGAGCTAGGGGTAGGTGTCGCAGCTTGCAGACCTTCGGCAGTAGGGTTATGTTCTACAGCCTTATACCTAAGCTTAGCTCGCAGAAAATCTAAATCATTCTCGTAATCTGCTCTCTTAGGAGAGTCTAATGTAGCCTTCTCTCTCATAGCAGTAAGCTCCTTAGCTTCTACTGTGAAACCTACAGGTAAGAGAGTTATTGCGCCCATTCCTAGGTAGTCCTGATGCCTAGCTATCCCTTCTCGCAGAGCTTCTGAGAGAGTATGGAAGTGTATAGAACCTACCTCTATATTCTCTTCGCAGTAAGCCTTAACTTCTTTAATAGCTGACAGTGGCGTAGAGAACATCTTATCAGAGTTATAGCAGGTACGAATGATTTTCATATACGCTGCTGCTTTCGCAGGTGGAAACCCAGCAGCCTTATCTGCCCAGGTAGCTATGATAGCCGCATAGGTAGAAGGAGCTGCGCCTGAGAGAATAGCTTTAGAGAGGCGAGACTCTGTAGCTACCATTCTTTCTCGCCTCCTCTGCTCTCTGTATCCGTTTCTAAAGTCCTCTAGGTTCTGTGTCCAAGCTGCTATCCAAGAAGGTAACTCCTTTAGAGAGGAGTTTTCGGAGTACACAGCGTAAGAAGGTTGCTTAAAAGAAGGGTGATCTACAGAAGCTGTTAGCTCTATAGCTTCTATTAGCTGTCGCAGGTTCCTTTCTATAAAGGTGACCGTCTCTGGTGCTGTAGGTGAGAGAGAGCAAGGGTGATTCCAAGCCACCTTACCAGTAGAGTGTAAGTAAGCCAAGAGCAAGAGATAAGAGTCTATAGGTGTCAGGTGCCCTTGGCAATGCTTAGAATAGAGAGGTAGCAGGTTCTTAGAATCTAATGCGAATATAGGATGGTAGTATCCTGCGCTCTTAGGGATAAAGATCGGTAGGTGATCGCAGGAGAAGGTGAGGCCAGATATAGCACAGTTTACTTTAGCCATTTTTAGAATCTCCTTCGCTCTCAGCTTTCGCTCTTTTAGCTCTTAAATCTGTATACATCTTATCTATTTCTTTCTTCATAAGCTTACTATAATGTATATGAGCTATGATAGCTATAGCTATTGTTATAGCTACAAATACCAGTAAGCTAGTCATTCCTGTAGGGTACATAGTTTCCAGTTTCGTTATAGTATCCATTACATGCGTATCCTTCTTATGTAGTTTCGGTTTCGGTTTCGTTTATACTGCTTGGTTCTTTAGCTTGCTTGGTTCTTTACAACCATAGCCATAGTTTTAGCGTCCATAGCTTCCATCTCTGTATCAGATAGTAAGCCTTCTAGGTACATATGTTCTTTAGCCCCGTCTATCTCTGATATAGAGCACTCTATAGGAGACTCTATATACTTCTTATAGCACTCTTTCCAGTACATAGCATTAGAAGGGTAGGCCTCTCTACTAAGAGAGGTGTTTATGACAGCCCCTCCTAAGTCTGTTACACCTATCTTATTTGTAGAGTTACTCTTTCTATCTTCTAGTGCTACCAAAGTGTAGTCCGCAGCTATCAAGCCAAAGTCCATTTTGACTACTCTCAGAGTAAGCTTCTTTATAACTGTAGACGCTTCTATAGATGACTCTCTTATGTAGTCCTCCTTAGCTATCTTAAGTATATAATGTATAGACGATGCAGGCAGAGCTATACGAGTGATTTTATCTTTAGGGTCTTTACTCACGTAAGTGTCCTTCTTAGTTGTTGCTCTCTTAGAGAGAGTGTTATAGGTATTCTGGCAAAATGGCCAAAAAGTGATCGAAACGTCTTTTTGGCTGAAAAACCAGAAAGCCAGAACCCAAAGTATACCATATATGGGGATTCTGTATATACCTTTATTCCTGTACCTAAGAGTATATAAGGTAGCTGTACCTAATAGGTAGCTATAGCTGTATCTAATAGGTAGGTATATGCTTATAGGTAGCTAATAGGTGTATATAGGAGTAGTTAGGTAAGAAGGGTGTATATAGGTCTATCTAAGCTAGCTATCTGATATCTAGTTGATGTCTGTTTTAGGGGTGTGTATTATTTTAATAATAAATAAGATATGAAATAAGATACACCTACAAACACATAGATACTAGATACTTACAAGATAGACACTTCTAAGAGAGAGATACAAGAGAGCTAAGAGAGATACAAATACACAACCTGTTAGATACAGATAGAGAGACAAATATATCGACCCCCCCCCGGACCCCATTTTCGATCCTGGCTTTTTGGTTTTCTGGTTTTTTGTCTTTAATGGATAAAAAGCCAGTTTTCATTTATCCTCTTAGCTACAAAAGCCTGCAAGCTAATTAAAACTTACAGGCTTTTAGAGAGTTTCTTTTCATACAAGTTATGCTTATAAAGCTAGTTATGCTTATAAAGCTAATAAATCAACTTCTTGCGCTTTCTTCATGCTTTCTAATCTTGCATAGAATCTTGCACCAATTGGAGTTTTTAAGCTATCGGAGATAGAAATCGCTCTTTGCAGAGAATCACATTCGGTTTCTTTCATTGAAACCTTTCCACCAGCAAGAGAAGAGAATCTAATCTTATATACTTCTAGAACAGACGAAAGCTTAGATAACTCAGCTTCACTAGATTTCTCAGTTACTCCAAGCTTCGTAGCAAATGCCTCAGCCAGAGATTCAGCTACATTCTCAGTAAACCAAGCCTCAATCATTTCTTTGTTCAATCTATTACCTAAACTGCTTCGTTCTAGTCGCTCTATGATCTTATTTATCCCGAGATTAGAAGCGAAAACAGTCGAAACCTTAAGCTTATGCAAGTCTTTAACTAATGCGTCCTCTTGCTCTTTTAGGTAAGAGACAAGATAAGGCATAAGCTTAGTAAGATTCTCTTCTATCTTCTTAGGAGTAATCGTATCAGGAATATAAATATAAGAGTTTTCTGCTGCAGCTTTCTGCGTCTTCATGTTCATCTTATATAAGCACTTAACAGCTCTTAAGCCTTCCTTAGCTGCTAGTTCTATTTGCGTATCATAAGGAAGAAAGCTAGCTCCTTCGGGGAGTGTAGGTCTATGTATGCTACTAGCTATGGGTGCGCCTGTATCTAGGTTAGTGCCTACTTGTGTAGGTGTATCTTTAGGTGTATCTTTAGGTGTATTAGTATCCATGTTGTATCTCCAGTATTAAATAGATTCATGCACCAAGTCGGTGCTAGGCATATCTAGGTCAATCCTTTCCTTACCTACTGCTAATACTATACCTATTCCTTAGAATAATCAAGCACCTAGCTTAAATAAACCAACTAGATACCGCTAGTAGTATCTATCTCCCTTATAACCCTAGCTTATAAGCTTATACCTCTCATCAGTTATATCTATGCCAGGGGGGTGGAAGCCTTTTTAAGTTATGAGTGAGAGGTTATCCTAAGGACTCTTCCTATTTTTCCTAAACTTTTTCAAGAAGCTTATACCTAAGAAGGCACGCACCTAGCTTCTCTCTCCTGAAAGGCACTTACCTCTGTTACCTGCCAGCTCCTTCTTACGATTCCTCTCTTCCCTGCCTAAGCCTCTTATGAGAAGATATCTCCTATGCTACCAAATTCAACTACTACCCCTAAGATTTCAGATACACCTCAACCTAGCGGGAAAGGAACAGGCTCCTCTATAGAAGATCGCGCCTTATCTCTATTAGGTTCAGGCGTACCAGCAGTCTCAGTAGCAGCAGCCTTGGGAGTAACAGAATCAAGAATCTCTCAGCTACTAGCCTCTCCAGTCTTTACTGAGAAGGTGTCAGAACTGCGATATGAGTCACTACAGTCTTACACAAAACGAGATGCCTCTTATGATACGCTAGAGGATAAGCTTCTTCTTAAACTAGAGAAGTCTCTAGCCTATATGATTAAGCCAGGAGAGATACTAAAAGCAATACAGGTAGTTAATGGCGCTACTCGCAGAGGAGCTAAAGCAGCTTCGGATTCTACAGTATCTTCTGCTAATATAGTTAATATAGTACTGCCAACAATCATAACCCAGAAGTTCCAAACAAACACCAAGAACCAAGTTATAAAGGCTGGTACACAAGAGTTATTAACCTTACCTGCTCACCAGCTGCTAAAAGAGACTAAAGAGAAAGAAGAGAAAGAGGCTTCTAAAGAAGCTGAAGCGACATCAACTATAGATACACCAACCCAAGTAGCACTAACCCACATAGAAGAGACTAAGAATGATGGTACAAGCGACAGCACAGCAGATCTTACAGAGAGCCTTCATGGCCCTAGAGGATGAGCCAGAGACTGTGAGAATAGCTGGCAGGCAAGTTCTTATAGAACAAGCTCCTCATATCTTAGCAGATATATCTGCAGCTAGAAGAGTGTTAGACTCTCTCTTAGAAAGAGGCTCTCTAGCAGCGACACCTATCTCTATAGCTAAAGAAGTGGATTGCGAATAGTCTCCTATGCCTTCGAATAAGCTACTAGATGGACTAGGAGGAACAGCTAGCACAGATGCAGAAGGGAAGTTACCTGCGACCTTGGTAGCTCCTCCTATACACCGCTCTCCTGTATCCTTCTCAGATCTTGATGAAGCTCCAGATGCAGACTCAGAAGCGCACGATATAAAGGAGATAGGAGCTTCCTCTGCAGAGATATCCTCCTTAGCAAAGCAAGATTTGGACTTCTTAGCAGCTCTAATCATGCCTCTTATATTCACCTTTGGTTTTCCTCCAGTCTTCCAATCAGTCTGGGATTGGCTAACAGGCTTTGCTAAAGAACCTAGATCCTTTCCTCAGTTAGCACTAGGTCTCCCACGAGGCTTTGGTAAGACTACCTTGATGAAAATCTTTATCATATACTGTATTCTATTCACAAGGAAAAAATTTATTCTTATCATCTCTGCTAAAGCATCTCTTGCAGAGAATATCCTAGCTGATGTTGCAGATATGCTAGATGAACCTAATATAAAAGCTGTCTTCGGAGACTGGCGCCTAGGCGTAACTAAAGATACACAAGCAGTTAAGAAGTTCGGCTTCAGAGGTAGAAACATCACCTTAGCAGGCTTAGGTGCAGAGACCTCTCTACGAGGCTTAAATATAAAGAACTCTCGTCCAGATGTAATGATCTTCGAGGATATACAATCCAGAGAGTGTGCAGACTCAGAACTACAGTCTAACAAGTTAGAAGATTGGATGGTAGGTACAGCTATGAAGGCTAAGTCTCCAGATGGCTGCATGTTCTTATTCGTAGCTAATATGTACCCCACCAAGCATTCTCTCTTACGTAAGCTCAAAACAAATCCTAAGTGGGTTAAGTTCATAGCTGGCGGAATCTTAGCAGATGGAACCTCTCTCTGGGAAGACCTACAGCCTATAGCACAGCTTATCAGCGAATTCGAGAATGATCTAGCTATGGGCAAGCCAGAGATCTTTTACTCAGAGGTGCTAAATGATGAGAATGCGACTGCTAATAATCTTATTGACCTATCTAAGTTACCTGCTGTACCTTACTCTGAAGGAGATATTCCAGCTGGGAACTTCATTATCATAGATCCTGCTACCGATAAGCTCGGCGCAGACGAAGTCTCAATAGGCTATTTCGAAATTCACGATGCATCTCCAGTCTTAATGGATTTAAACGAAGGGAGATACTCTCCAGGAGAAACCATAAGAAGAGCCCTTACCCTTGCTCTTACAAATAATTGTCGTCTTATAGCTGTAGAATCTAACGCATATCAATACTCTCTGTTATATTGGTTCGACTTCATATGCAAGCAGATGGGAGTACAAGGGATAGAAGCTGCGCCAATCTATTCAGGTACTCGCTCTAAGAACTCTAGGATCCTTGAGATGTTTAAAGCTTATGCTCAGGGAGAGATGTACGTAAAGGACTCAGCTAAGCTTGCAGTACACCTACAGATAACAGGATTTAACCCTCTTAAACGAGATAACACAGACGGCTTACTAGATCTCCTTACCTATGCACCTAAGGTGATAGAAGAGTTTGGAGAGTATGTAGTAGCTAATAACCTAATAGAATCTCAGGAGTATGAAGCTCTTGAGGTACCAGATTTTAACTCAGCTTTCTAGCTACCTTAAAGGACTCCTTAAATGTTTAAAGAATACCAAAGCAAGCCAGTAATATGTACTGCTCGCAAGATACAAGCTACAGATGTTATCAATAAGGTGGAGGGCACAGAAGCTACTTACCTACTGACGGCGGAAGAGGCAGGCACAATAACCTTTAAAGCTTACGAACTGCCTGAAGTGGGCGATTACGTAGTTTATCTTAGGAACGACGATATTTACCACTGCTCCGCTGGCGTATTCGGCGAACGCAATACAATTCCTGCAGGAGAGTAGTTCTTATGGCAGCTTCAACCTCAGTACCTCTATCCGTTACCTCCCAACTATCCTTTATCCAGTACTACAAGCAGACTCAAGAACTCCAATCTACCTTTCGCTCAGGCCTGCGCTCTCGTATGGAAGCTGTAGATAAGGCTTACCAGAGAGAGACGGATCTAACAATAGAACAGCGCCGAGCCAAGGCAGCTAACAAGGCTGGTAACAGCGATCGCCTACAAAATATCACCATCCCTGTAGTAGCTCCTCATGTAAGAACAGCTGTAGCCTACCAAGCATCGGTCTTTCTTACGGGAGTTCCTCTCTTTGGAGCAGTAGCTGAACCTAAGTATATGGACGAAGCTGTACAGCTAGAGTCTGTAATAGACGAGAATGCTATAAAAGGTGGATGGACTAAGCAATTTCTCCTATTCTTTCAAGATGGCTTTAAGTATAACTTCGCTCCCTTGGAAGTAACTTGGGTCTCTGAGGTAACTCCTGCGATAGAAACAGACGTTCAGACTTCTATCTCAGAGGGCAAGCCAGTAGAGCATATATGGGCAGGTAACAGAGTCAAGCGCTTAGATCCTTATAACACCTTCGTAGATCCTAGGGTTAAGCCTACAGAGGTACATACCAAAGGAGAGTTTGCAGGTTATAAAGAAAGAATGTCTCGCATAGAGCTTAAACAGTTCATAGCAGCTCTTCCTGATAAGATCATTACTAACATCAAAAGTGCATTCGAATCTGGCATAGGCTCTAGCGGCGTAACCGTAGATTCCACTACAGGCTTCTTTGTACCTTCTGTTAACCCAGAGGTAACTAACCCTAAGGAATCTAACGAAGGCTCTAACTGGTTATCTTGGGCAGGACTATCTAGTCTAAAGAAAGATATCCAATATAAGGATTCATACGAGGTAACTACTCTCTACTGCAGAGTCCTTCCTTCTGAGTTCTCTCTTGCAGTACCTAAATCTAACACTCCACAGATATACAAGTTAATCATAATCAATGATCAGCATATCATCTACTGTGAGCGTCAGACTAATGCACATAACTTACTCCCTATCTTCATAGGACAGCCTTTAGAAGATGGCTTAGAATACCAAACTAAGTCAGCAGCTACAGATGTAGTTCCTTTCCAGGAAGTAGCTTCTGGTTTAATGAACTCTATCATCCATTCCCGTCGCAGAGCTGTTACAGACAGACTCCTTTATGATCCTTCCCGTATAACAGCTGCTCATATTAACTCCCCGAACAGTGCAGCTAAGATACCTGTTCGCTCTGCTGCGTACGGTAAGACTATCTCCGATGCTGTGTATCAGTTTCCTTACAGAGAAGATCAAGCTTCATTCTCTATGAATAACATTCAGCAAGTACTAGGGTTAGCTAACACTCTCTCAGGACAGAATCAAGCCTCTCAGGGACAGTTCGTAAAAGGGAATAAGACTTTACACGAATATGAAGATGTCATGTCTAATGCTAACGGTAGCGATCAGATGGTAGCTATCTTACTAGAGGCTCAGGTTTTTACTCCCCTAAAAGAAGTTCTTAAGATTAATATCCTCCAGTACCAAGGAGGCACTACAGTATATAATAGAGATAAGCAGATAGCTGTAGAGGTAGATCCAATAAAGTTACGAAAAGCTATCCTTAACTTTAAGATTTCAGACGGCTTAGTACCTACAGAAAAACTTATTAATGGAGAGACCTTTGCAGTAGCCTTACAAGTTATAGGCTCTTCTCCTCAGATAGGAGCTGCTTACAACATAGGTCAGTTATTCTCTTACTTCATGAAGACGCAGGGAGCTAAGATAACTGACTTCGAAAAGTCTGCTGAGCAGCAAGCTTATGAGCAAGCAGCTAATATGTGGCAGCAACTTGCTACTACTGCAATCGAGAATGGTATCGACCCTGAGAAGTTACCTCCACAGCCTCTTCCTGCTGACTTCGGATATACTCCTGCTAAGAATAAGCCAGCGCCTGAGGGAGAAGAGTCTAATAGCGGAGAGTCTCCTCAGAGAGAAGCAGCGACAGAAGCGACAGAAGCGACACCTCCACCAGCATCACCAGCAATATAAACCGAATCAAATAACAAGAAAGGACCTACCACCTAATGGCACACCTAATACCTAATACATTTTCATCTTACCAACTGACAGACTTAGAGGAGTTACAAGGACAGATACTCACAGTAAACCAGAAGCAAGTAATACAGAACCGACTATCAATAGTAGCAGAGGAGAAGCTCCTTCTAGTCTTCGATCCTGAGCACGCTAAGCACTTTATCCAACAAGAAGCATCCTTAGCAGGACAGATAGCAGCCTTATCTTATATACTAGAACTCTCAGATGCTTCTGAGCAACTAATGAACGATCCTAACCAAACTATAGAGGAATAACCCATGGGCTTTTTAAACTTATTCGGCAGCGATACACCTACTCCAGTAGCAGCTCCACCTCCTGAACTAACACCAGGTAATCCAGGTAATATCCCTGATAACGCAGGAGCTGCTGCACCTACTGCGCCTGCAACTGAACCTAACGGACTCACTCCGCCAGCTGTCCCTGGAGCAGCCCCTGTTCCTAATTCGCCTCTTGCTGAGTTTGAGAAAATGTGGGAACCTATAGACACTACTGGTAAACCTGACGGAACTCCAGTCGCACTTGATCCAGCTAAGTTACAAGAAGTCTTAGGTAAAGCTAACTTCACTCAGACAGTTACTCCTGAGAACTTAGCAGCTATCACTGCAGGCGGTGAAGGAGCTGTAGCAGCTTTAACAGAAACTATCAACGCGGTAGCTCAACAATCAGTAATGCAGTCAACACTAGCAGCTAACAAGATGATCACACAAGCTGTTAATGGCATGAAGACAGCACAAGATGCAGCTCTCCCAGAAATGATCCGCAACCAAGCTACTGCTAACACCATTGCAGAGTCTAACCCACTGTTCTCCAATCCCGCTGTTAAACCTATTATGGAAGCTGCCCGTACGCAACTAGCTGGCCAGTTCCCAGACGCTACACCTACGCAACTAGCAGAAATGACTGAGCGGTATATTACCGTCATGGGAGAAGCATTCGCACCTAAAGCTCCAGCTATTCCAGGAGCACCGGTGGCGCAAGACTTCTCTAAGTTCTTACTCTAGTTCATAGCTTACTTACACTAATTTCTAAGGAGATTCATTATGGGCTTTAATCGTGCTCTTATATCGGGGGACTCACATCTCCCACAACCAATGCGGGTAGGAGCAGGTTTACTAGCTAATTTTGCTCCTACTAATAAAGCTGCTGAAACTGACGCTACCTTAACGGCAGCTGAAGTCTCTGGCGGTTTGATCCACCAAGGCGTTACTCTTACCAGTGATGTTGTATACACACTCCCTACCTCTGCTCTCTTACTAGCTGAGATGTTAGCTATGGATATCGGAGATGCTTATTCCTTCATGGTCACTAACTCTCAAGTCGGTGCTTTTGATGTTGTAATCGCAGTCGGTACAGGCCAGACAGCTATAGGTGCTAATAATACTTTATCTGTTCCTCCCCAGTCTACCAGAGTCTTTACTCTAGTTAAGACTGCTGCAGCTACTATGGACTTATACTAGGAACTGGCAGCTCTGGTTCTAAGCGTAAACCTAATCACTCTTCGAGAGGTAATTTAAAATGTCTACAGGTATATTTAATACTGGTAATTTTACTACTGATCTGCAAGCGACATCATTCGCTTCTATGATCACACGGCTGATGCCTAACGGCTCAGCTCCCTTATTCGGCTTAACTTCTATGTTAGCTGATGAAACTGCTGTTCAGGTTGAGCACGGCTTCTTCACTAAGACTGCTTTGTTCCCTGAGATGGAGACAAACAACGGTCTAGTAGCAGCTGGTTCCACCACTCTTACTATGAACACCACTGCTAACGTCTTACCTGGCATGATCATGCGTAATGAGACTACTGGAGAGAATATCATCATCAATTCAGTTTCTTCTACTACTACTGTAGAAGTTGGCCGCTCTGTAGGTTCTGTAGCAGCTGCAACTATCACTGATGCTGATAAGTGGTATCAAGTAGGTAATGCGTTTGAAGAGTCTTCAACTCGTCCTACCGCTAATAATATCATCCCAGTTCGTATTACTAATCTTACACAGATCTTTCGTAATACTTGGGCGTTATCTGGTACTACTGCAGCTACTAATGTAATTGCTGGCGAGTCAACTGAAGCTGAATCTCGTCAGGATTGTGCTGCGTTACATGCAGCTGATATCGAGAAAGCTCTCTTCTTTGGTCAGAAGTCGCAAGGTACTCGTAACGGACAACCTTTCCGTACTATGGATGGTTTGCATAATATCGTTAGTAACCTCTCTTACTACCCTTCTAGTTATGCTGCAGTTAATGTTAATGCTGCTGGTGCGACTACTAACTGGACTCAGTTGGAAGGCTTCTTAGACCCAGTATTCGATCAAGCTACTGATCCTAAAGGCGCTAACGAGCGAGTTCTATTCTGTGGCGGTGCTGCTAAGGTTGTCCTTAACAACATCGGTCGCTTGAATGGTACTTATCAGCTTATCGATGGGCAGACTAACTGGGGTTTACAGTTCGCTACTCTATCTACAGCTCGTGGTAAGTTTCGTCTTATCGAGCATCCTTTGTTCAACTCTAATGCTGACTGGGCTAAGATGGCTGTCGGGGTAGATTTAGCTACCTTCCGTGCTGCTTACCTAGGCGGTCGTAAGACTGTATCTAAAGAGTTCAACACTGCTGGTGACCAAGCTGCTGATGATGGTATCGATGCTATCGGCGGTACTCTTACTACAGAGATGACTACTGTAGTTAAGAATCCTCCCGCTAACATGATCTTAACCAATTTGACTGCAGCTGCTAGCGGCTAGCACCTAAGGTTTATAAAGCTTAATAAGTTAGTTATCTTAGGGTTTTCCTTAAGGTAGCTAACTTTTTCTGCGTAGCAGACACAAGTAACCCAGCTCTTATAACCTGACTATATAGGTAGATATAAAATGACCCAAACAGCCAAAGAAAAACAGTTCCAGACTTACTCCTCTCCTAAGTCTTCTTTTCGTATGATGACTCCCAAGGGACGTCGTATTAACTTCATTAAAGGCAAGCATATTACCTGTATTCCTGAAGAGATCGAATACCTAGATGATGAGATAGCAGCTGGTATCCGATTTATTACTAAAGGCGAGCCAGTAACTTCTGAGGATTTAGATCCAATGGCAGCTCTTAAGAAGCGCCTGCGAGCAGAGATCTTAGCAGAGCAGGCAGCTAACCTAAATGAAGCTGCAGAATCTCCTGAAGATATAGCTCCAAAAGGGAAGGAAGCTTCTCCTGTAGGTGCTCTCTCTACAGCAGCGTTAACTAAACTTTCTGCTGCTTCTCACACACAAGCTTCTAAGTAAAGGACACCTCTAATGGCTAAAATCAATCCTAGAGACTTCTCTGCGTCAGGACAGCAAGCGCCAGCTTCCTATGCAGCAGCTATCACTCCTACAGATACTGCAGATGACAACCTACCTACCTTTACTCGCTCTATTTATATAGGCGGTGCAGGTGACTTAGCAGTAGAGTTTAATGATGGAACTACCTTCACATTTAAGAATCTCTTAGCTGGACAGGTGTATCCTTTTAGAGTAGCTCAGGTGCTAGCTACTGGAACTACAGCTACTGAGTTAGCTGGTTTATATTAGCTGTGCTGGCGTTATCTACAGATTTTATAGTGCGTGGATTCACTGAGATAGTCGGGACTAATTTACATAAGAGAGAGTTATGAGCATAGCATCAAGTAACACACAAGCAGACTCGCATTTACAAGCCGATGGGCGGCGCTATGTTACTCATTATTTTGTTGATCATTTAGGTAATGTATCTAAACGTGGCCCACAGAAAGTAACTGGTAGTGGTACTGAAACAGAATATGCAATCGTACGAAGTAATTTAGAACCCAGTATTTTAGCTAGTTTAGCTGAGCAGGAAATACAAGCCGCACTTAGTCGTATGGAATCAGGATTAACTATTGATGTAGTACCAGATCATCAGGCACAGCCAGAGTTTGATCGAAAAGTATTAGGTCGGTTGATGTTGCTCGATAATATTTATAGCTTTTACAATGCTTATCCATTTTTTCAAACAGTAGAAAATAGAGGTGGGAATAATAATGGACAGCGTTCGACTTATTTAGGAATTGATGTGGTTGATTATAATTTAATAGATGCTCGATTTACTAATGCAGATTCAGCGAGTTTCTTTGTTAATACTGATAATGATTCTGTGTGGAATAAATTACCTGAGAGTTTTAAATAATGGCTGATTTATATGCAAAAGAGGGGAGCGTATGGGCGGCCCCTCCAGGGTCACCGACTATTTATGACTCCATTGATGTTGCTTTAGATAGCGCAGCGGCTGGTGATACTATTTATGTATCTGATGCACATGACAAAGACTGGCTTAGTGTTACAAAGACATGGGTGTCACCAGGCACGTCAGTCAATCCAGTCTATTTAAAGTGTGTGACAGATGCTGATGTGGACATTCAGAGCACGGGCGCTTTGGAGGGTACAACCACGGGTGGAACAATGACAATCACAGGGTCTGTAATTGCGGACGGTGTTGATATTCAATCCGTGGGCGGTTTATTTTTCGGTGGATCGTATGCAAATGTCACGCTAAAAAACGGTAGCCACACAAATAAAGCATCGAGTGGTTTTAGAACTATGGGCAATAGTGCGATGAACGTTGTCACACTGGACAACTTTGATTTAAAAGATACAGGATCATCATACACACAAATTCGGGGCAATAAAGCTAGTGTTTTAATCTGGAAAAATAGTGCTTATACATCATCGGTATCCGGTAGAGATGAACTTATACAAGCATCTGCCGGCGGCACTTTTATTTTTGACAATATAGATTTATCGCAAGTTTTGGTTGGTGTTGTAAAGCCAACATCAACGTCAACATACGATATTAGAGTTACATTAAGGCGTTGTGATTTGCCGGCGAGCCTATCGGTAATATCTGGAGCAATCCAAACAATTGGATCGTTTGTTAAAGTTATCGATTGTGATGAAGCAAATGGGTTACGCTCTGAATATCATGATCTATACGGATCTGCGATTATTGATACAGGAATTTATCTAAACGCTTCATATAGCTCTCAGGGCTGGTCATGGAAAGCATCGCCAACTAGTTATGCGAGCTACGATACCCCTTTTGTATTTCCGATTGTAGAAACTGAATCAAATTTAGCAGCGGCAAAAACAATAAAAATAAATATTACTTGTGATAATGGCGCGAATTTGCAAGATGACGAAGTTGGAATACAGGCAGAGTATAAAAAAAATGGAACAACGGAAGGTGTATTAATTAGTGATATTTTAGGTGTTGATGCTAATTACCAATTGCCCAAATGGGATGCAACACCAGCAGATCAAACAACTAATTCAGAAAGCTGGGCAGGCACAAGTGGATTTTCAGCAGAGAAAACACAGCACTGCCATGTTGTAACTGGGTCAAGTGGAGTGACTCAAGGTCAGCAGGGCGTTGTCGAAATATCGGGTGTTTGCATGGCTAATTCACCTGCAATTATTTATTTTGACGCTGATGTTGTGATTAGCTGATGGGTGAAATAAACCCAACGGCAAGAGATACTATTAGTGACGGTACTAGCGGCGATGTAAATCCTACTTTTTTAGCTACATTTAAAGAAGCTAGTGGTGCAGCAGGAACAGCAGCAGCATTAACCGGAACTGTCACAGCTTCAATAAATGAAAGTGACATTGTTACTGGTAGTAAGACAATAATCCTCACTCTAACTGGTGACACATGGGCAGCGGCGGGAACGGGGCCAATAGGTTCGACAGCAGACACACAAGCCCTAATAGACGGCCTAGACGCTGCAAGTAGCCCGACAAACGGCTGGAACAACGAAGTAAGAGACAAAGAAGTAACCACGGCAGTCGTGCGAACTAGCTCAACAGTAGCTACAATTACATTAACGGCTCAAGCTGGTTATGATATAAGCGCACAAGAAATAATAACGTGTACTATTCCGGCGGCGGTATTGGTGACAAGTGCGATAGATGTGACAGCAAGCCCGACATTTACGGTTGATTTTGTTGCGGCTGGTGGATTTAAGCCATATTTTGTAATTAACAGGTCAGGACTAATATAATGTACCCAAAAAATAATGCTTCTCCTCCAAGAATTGCTATAGGAGCTGTCATATTAATAGCTGATGGAACAGTACAAAGTTCTGGTGTATCAGTTGTAGTTCGTGCTGAAGGTGGAGCAGAATCAGCAGGCGGTGGAACGATCAGCTATGGGGCATCTTCTAATGTTGTTTACTATACCCCAACACAAGCTGAAACAAACTATACAGCATTTGTAGTTACAGCTTATAAAGCATCCTGCCTACCAGTTTCTCAAACTGTAATTACTTCTGCTTCATCAACACCTGGTGAAGTTAATGTAACAGGCCATACTCCACAAACAGCAGACCATACAGCAGCTATTGCAGCAGTTAAGGCTGAGACTG